CTGTTTGTTCTTGCGCCCTAGCTTCTTGTATCTGCTGTTGCTCCATAGTAATCCTGGTCGAAGCTCTCTCGTAAGCCAGGTCAGCCATAAATTCTGTATGTGCTATAAAATCTTGATTCATCTGCTCCCTAACATCTTCGGTCATTCGGTTAGATTCTGTTTGAAGTAACTGACTTTGATAGTTAAGATTATTTTGTGCGTTTTGAAAAGCAACATTAGACTTGGCCTGTTGATAAGCCATAAATTGCTGGCCTACCCCTATAACTGCACCTACTACGGAAATTGGATCACACATTAGTTAGACCTTAGCAAATTCATAAAAAAGACGACCCTCATAACCAAATGTAGCGTGTTCTTTGATAATTGAAAAACCCATGTACTTAATCCATTTTACATGAGTTGTATTTCTTGCATCTACAAAATTGTATAATATTGGATAATTCATTTTAAATTTATCTAATTCTATTGGAGAATTGCGAAGAAAAGCTCTTACATCTTTATAATCGCTAGTCATAGTTCTATGTCCTAGCATCCATATTTTTCCTATGTTTTTTCTAATAGGAATTACTCCATACATACCCATAATATTTCCTTTACGACCTACCATAGTCATGCAAGGTTGACTTGCAAAATAACAATATATAAGACTACTTTTTGGATTTGATCCAGAATATGCGTATATTTCTTCTATATCTTCTTGCCTCATATTTGCAGCAACTTCCACTATGTCATTGGGAGTTGACTTTCTCCAATGAAATCTACTTAAATTCTTCTTGCTCTGCTGTGCAACCATCCTTCCCATTCTGCTGATTGAATACGACAAGGTAGTGGGCTATCACTCAAAATTTCAACTTTCGTGTCGTTATTTTGAGCCATAACTGGCACTTTAAATTTACCTGTTAAGAAAGGCGCTTGACCTAACGCTGGAGGATTTTGACCTATTACAAATCCATTATAAGGGTATGTGAAAGAAGATCTACCTCTTGGACTAACTTTTACTTTAAATGCGCTTGTATTATCAAAGACAAACATCCAGGTTCTAATTTGTAATCGTGGAGCAGCTATAACAGCAACACCACCTCCAGAAGGTTGCTCTTTAAGATAAGGAGTACTAAACTCATACGTCATATCGTATAGTTCTCCTACAAAAAACTTGGCATTACTTAAGTCTCCAAGTACTGTCATAGTTCCATTACCGCTAAATCCAGATTGAGTTGCGCCAGTTAATGTCTCTGAACTAGCTTTTATAACTTGACCATGTTGAATTGTATTACCACTAACGTCTCGACCAACAACAGCTTGTATTCCTGTAGTAGCTGTTGGATATGGTAAAGAAATTATTGATTGAACACCAGCTCCACCCTGGTTGATAACATTAACATGACATTGAGTTTCATCTACTTTTCTGTCTAACTTTATTTCAAGATTACTATTAAGGTCAGTTGCTTCTGGACGTAAAGAACATTTTTCTAGGTAAACTCCATCTGTATATTCCATTATAAAAAATACGTCACTATCTATAATTGTTGAACCAAGAACAGTTTTAGCTCCCTTAACTTCCCAAAATGACCAAGAAGATTGTAGCTTTTCATCTTCTTCGTAAAAGAATTTATAAAAATAAATACGCTTTGGCTCGTCTTTACTAATAGCTATTATTGTTTCTTCTGAAGCGCTACTTACTAAGCTGACTATATTTTTAGGTAAATATCTTGGTACTGAAGAGGATACTTCTTCTGATACTGGAACTGCACCTGTAACATCTTCCAGGTAAAAGTCACGCAAACCACTAAATTCTCCTTTGGGTATTGAAAAATATACTGTTCGACCTACTGCGATAGGGTCAACATTAGGTTGTGTTTCGTATGTAGTTATAGCTGTAATGGTTGCTGTTTGAGGTGTTAACGCACCTCCAATGCCAACTGCTCCAGCATCTAATCTAAACTGACCATGCCGACTAAAGAGTAGCAATGTGTTTGCAAATGCCAAGCTAGATGTTAGGAAATGAATTTCCGTACCGCCTGTGACTAAATCAATAGGGTCACTATCTACAATTGTTTGTACTGTCTCAGGAAAAAATCTATCGTAACTATCTGCTGCGCTCATTATTACATTTTCATCTGCCAGGAATACAAGCCTGTTTCTAAAAGTATTAATGTTATTTAAAACAGTACCTACAAAAGTAGGAGTAGGAGCTGTAGTTAAGTCGCCAGCTATTCGTGGGCTGTAATCAAATTCTTTAAATTCAAATGTACCAGTAGCAGCATCACGCACTAAAACGTGTGGCATAGTTGATGTATTAAATTTAAAAGGTTCTAATGGACCAACTGTTTCTCTCCATATTCCAAAACCAAAAGCTGTACCATTTGAAGTTTCAAACTTAACGTAATAGTCATCTAATCTTGTAGTTTTTGTTCCCTGGACTCTGACAATAAAATTGTTCTCACATAAAGTTGGTAGATCATTAATTGTATCTATTGCTCCTCTAATAGCTTTTGTGTAAGTTCCAGCTTTGCTATCACTACTTTCTAATATAAAATCAGTATCGTCATTTCTTTCAATTCTAATAATGTATTGATCTTGAGTAAACGTCCAACCACTAGATAGCGCAGAAGCTAAATCATTTTTTAAATCTGCTGCAATTGTGCCTGAGTCTGGAACTGCTCCCCCTGCGGATGCTGTTGTAAAACTTGCTGTCGCTAAAGTGCTAGTTCCATCAGCGCTTTTTATTTTTATTTCGTAAGTAGTTGCGTAATCAGCAGCTTTTATAAATACAATACCTTTTCGTGAAACATCAGGAGATAATTCATTAAATCTGCAATTACCGCTAGTGCTTGCAGATGCGCCAACCAATGTAAAACTGTTAGCATTTACAACAGTTACAGTATAAGTGCCATCAACGCTACTTCCAGTTTCAAAATCTATTTGTATTTTTGCTCCATTAGTTACTCCATGATTATTAGAAGTAACAGTTATTGTTGTACCTGATTGAACATAAGTTCCAGCGTGATCCATAGTGACCACTTTTTCTCTGTTTAAAATAAACGTATAATCTGCAACTGACGCTATTCTAAATTTTTCTGAAGGGTCAGCGTTATTTGCAATATCTAAATAATTAGTTCCGTTAGGAGTTGTAAGAGTCTGAGAAGTGCCATCTAAATTAAATACATCAATAGCTCCATCCCTAATTATAATTAAATATTGTATAGTTCCGTCTCTATCAACAGCTTTTACAAATGGTTTACCTGTTCCAGCAGTACCGCTAATTAATTTTTTTATATGCTGAAAAGGCGGACGCTTAGTTAATCCTTCAACTGGAGAAGATAAGCAATTTATAACTGATTCTGCCTGTGAAGCTAGTCTTAACGCTGAGGGTTGCTGACTAACTCCATTAATCATATTTGGAATAGCGCTAGTAATTAATGCCATAATTACCTGGATAAAACGTCAGAAGGTCTATAAGTTCTCATTGGATTTACTTTTCGATTATGTCCTCTAAGAATATTGTGATCGCTTAATTGTGTTTCTTCTTCTAAAAATTGCGCCCTAACTTCTTGTTCAACTAATAAATTTATTTCTGTTAAATCTTTACTGCCAATCATAGACTCCTGGAGTTCTCTGCCAGCTTTAGTCATTATGTAAACCCTAGCGTGTTCGGGCAACTCTTCCCAATCAAGAATAATAGTTATATCTGCTTTTAAATTTTGTTTAAATTCGTATGTGTTGTTTTTGCGATCATAAAGTTTTGATCCTCTTTGCACTACATCTACGTCTGGATAATCGTAAGGATCAACATAAACTCTAGTGGTGCTAGTACCAACTGAAATTTCATTTGTTGTTGAATCTCTTGTTAAATCAGCTTCATAGTCAGTATTAAAAGACCAGCCTTCAGTTTGCAACTTACGACTAACGCTGTTAATTGTAGTTTCTGCTAAGTTGCCTAAGCCAAATAAGCCTTGCAAAGAGTTAACAGGAGCTTCTCCCATCATTTGCAAAGCTTTATTGACCGCTTCTAATTTTGAAGTTCTAGCAAGTGCCATTTACTTTTTCTTAGTACCTTTTTTGGGAGGTCGTCCAACTTTTGTACCATAAGTTCCTTTACCTTTAGGCATAATAATAAGGGAGTAAGTTTACTCCCCTATATTAACTACTTATGAGTTAGACGCATATACTTCAATAGCGCAATCTGGACGTAGTACACCTGTACCATGAGCCATAGATCCGACCATAAATACACCCTGGTATAACGCATGAACATCATTTCCAGTTTGTTCCATTTTAAGATCCATTAACTTAACTGTACCAACTGCATCTGGTGTAAATGCAAGTCCGATATTATCGGTGTAGTCAGCATGATAAGTATTGTTCTCTCCAGTAACAGCAGATCTGTTTGACTTGGGTAGATTATTGGATTTAATAATTGAAATGCCAGCAACCTTAAGAACTGTACCTTCTGCGTATGCTCCAGAACCACCCCAATCTCTGTTAAGAACATCAGTAGTTCTTGCAAGTTTGTAGTAATTTGCTGGATCAAGTGCAAAGTATCTTGCATTTTCTGGAATATTATTCTCATCAAATGTTTGTGCAACTGTCCATAGAGCAGTAACAAGATCAGCACCAGTAACAGCAGCAACCGCAGCAGCAGTAT